GTCGCAGTCGCTACGGGAATTCCAATGAGTGAATGGCAGAGCGCGGAAGATTTATTAACGGCGGTCGAGATACTAGAAAGGCGCAACGATGACAGATGAAGCGTTCGCACTAGATAAGACTCAACTTCGCGGCGTTTATAAAGCTTTCAAAGAAATGGACGAACAGGCTCAAATTGAAGCTAAAAGAGTAACTGCCGAAATATCAGACTTCGCTAGATCAAGAATTATCGATAAGGCTCATACTCTTAACACTTCTCGCGTTGCGGCGGTTAGAATTGCCGAAGGTTCAAGAGTAAAGAAGTCAAGCAAAATCGGAGAGCTGACATTCGGTTATGTAAATCAACAATTCTCAGGCGGCGGAAATACTAAACAGCTCTGGGGCGGATTCGAATTCGGTTCCAATACTTATAAACAGTTCCCAGTCTGGTCGGGAACTTATGGTCGCGGCTCGCGCGGCTGGTTTATCTACCCAACACTTCGCGAGATTCAACCTGAAATTATAGCGCGCTGGACTGACGCATTCGGTCGCGTATTGAAGGAATGGTAATGGCTGAATCCAGAGCGTTAACGTTAAAGCTTCTCGCAGATATAAGCGACCTTACTAAGAATCTTGATAAGGGAACGAATGAAGTCGAAGGCTTCGGCGGTAAACTAGCCGACTTTGGAAAGAAGGCAGGGCTGGCGTTCGCCGCTGCCGCCGCCGCCGCTGGCGCATACGCGATAAAGATAGGCGTCGATGGTGTTAAAGCCGCGATAGAAGATGAACAGGCGCAAGTTAAACTGGCTAAAGCTTTAGAGAATTCTACTGGCGCGACGCAGGATCAGATTAAAGCCGTTGAAGCCAATATCCTAAAGATGTCATTATCTTCGGGCGTAGCTGATGAACAGTTACGTCCAGCCTTAGCTCGGTTAGCACGATCGACGGGCGACGTTGAAATCTCACAAAAGTTACTTAATCAGGCTTTAGATATTTCAATCGCTACTGGTAAGCCAGTCGAGACAATCGCCAACGCGCTCGGTCGCGCATATGATGGAAATACCGTAGCACTAGGAAAACTTGGAATCGGATTATCTAGCGCAGAATTAAAAACTATGAGCTTTACAGATGTCCAGGGCAAGCTTTCAGAACTATTCGGCGGAGCCGCCGCCGCTAATGCGGATACATTCGCTGGACGCCTTGCCATTCTTAAAGTTACTTTCGACGAAGCAAAAGAATCAGTCGGAGCAAAACTATTACCTATTCTGCAACAGCTAGTTACTTACGTCGTGGATAATATAATTCCAGCGATAGGTCGCTTCGCTAAGATATTCGATCCAGTTACTAAGGCTATCCAAGATAATAAAGCGGAACTATTAGCATTCGGTCAATTTATAGTCACCTATATCGTTCCAGTATTATCTAAAGTCTTAGGCGGTGCGTTTACAGTTATCGCTAATATCGCGAACGGTGTAATTGATACTATTGGCTTCGTCATTCGTGGACTTAACACACTTATTCAGGGAGCCGTCGCAGGGATCAACGGGCTTATCGGCGCTTACAATTCGATTCCATTCTTACCAAATATCGGCAAGATTTCAGCGCCATCTATTAGCGTTCCGACAATATCAGCGCCAGCCGTTAACGCTCCTAGCGTCTCGGTTCCAACAGTTCCGATTCCTAATATATCTACTCCAACTATTACGGGCACCGCTTCGGGTACTACCTTGCCGACTTCGATAGCGGCTTCAATGCCTAGCCAGACCGCTTCTTCGATAGCCGCTGGAGCCGCCGCTTTTAGAGCTGGCGAGCGCGGCGATACAATTATCATAACCAATAACGTAAGCGGTGCTATTGATTCCGAAGGTACAGCCAGAGCGATAGTAAATGTAATTAACGAATCTTTCGACCGTGGAACTGGCGGCGCTGGTAGATTCCAGAACGCGGTGACCTAATGACTGTCTTTACTCCAGTCTGGCGCTTAAAGATTAACTCGGTTGAATATACGAATGTAACTCTTGCGTCAATGACTATTGAAAGCGGTCGAAATAATATCTACACGCAAGCCGTTGCTGGCTATTGCTCGCTTCGAATTATTAACACTAATCAAACCGCCGTGTTAATTGATATAAATGATTCTCTTTCGGTAGAGATTCAGGATTCAACTGCTACATATATTCCAATCTTCGGCGGTTCGGTAAGTGAATTCGGAATCGAAGTAACTTCTTCTGGATCAAGTGCCTATACGCAGACAGTCTCGGTAACAGCTCTAGGCGCTCTCTCTCGATTACCTAAAGCTTTAACTTCTGGCGTATTAAGTCAAGATTACGACGGGAATCAAATACTCGCGATTCTGCAAGATTTACTATTAAATAATTGGGGCGAAGTTCCGCCAGCTTTGACGTGGGCGACTTACACGCCAGCGACAGAGGACTGGGCTAACGCGCAAAATACAGGGCTGGGCGAGATAGATACGCCAGGCAATTATGAACTAGCGGCGAGAACTTCTAATCGTATCGATATGTATTCTTTGGTATCCGCGCTCGCTACTTCTGGACTCGGATATTTATACGAGACCGCGCAGGGGCAAATTGGGTATGCTGATTCTTCTCACCGATCCATTTACCTAGCAACTAATGGTTATACAGAACTTTCAGCTAATGACGCGTTAAGCCGTGGTCTAAAGATTAGAACTAAAGGCGGAGATGTAAGAAATTCAGTCTCAATCAATTACGGCACGAATTCTGCCAGTACGGTCAGCGTCTCCGATACCGATTCAATTAACCTATACGGCGAACTAGGTCAGGTAATAAATACGACGATTAAGCACTCAGCCGACGCAACTAGCCAGGCTAACTTTTATTTAACACTTCGCGCCACTCCCCAGGCTAATTTTGAATCAATTACTTACGCGCTAACCAATCCAGAAATAGGCAACGCGGATCGTGATTCGCTTCTAAATGTGTTTATGGGTCAGCCCGTCAATCTGTCGGACTTGCCGTTAAATATGAATTCGGGAAGCTTTCAAGGCTTTATCGAAGGCTGGCAATTCTCTACCAGCTATAACCAAATTTTGCTTACTCTTTTCTTATCGCCTATAGCCTTTAGCCTTCAAGCGATGAACTGGAGTCAAGTGAGTGTCTCAGAACTCTGGAACACGCTATCGGGTACACTCGACTGGGCGCACGCCTTAGTCGTCAATTAAGGAGAAATAATGGCTAATCCAACTACTAACTTCGGCTGGGTTATGCCGACGGCTACCGACTTGGTAACTGATCTCCCAGCGGATTTCGCGGTATTCGGTCAAGGCGTCGATACGTCTATGCAGTATTTACTTGGCGGAACGACTGGACAGATTCTTTCGAAAACTAGCGGAACTAATATGGCGTTTACCTGGATCAATAATGACCAGGGCGATATAACCGCCGTAACCACCACGGCTCCGCTTCAAGGTGGCGGAACTTCTGGCGCTATTGCGCTTACCGTTGACGCGGCTTCGACAAGCGCTTCGGGAGTGGTTCAATTATCTAATTCAACTTCTACAACTTCAAGTGTATTAGCGGCAACTCCGACAGCAGTTAAAGCCGCTTACGATCTAGCTAATGCTCCAGCCGCTTCGTCATTAACTGGCGCAACTTTAGCTTCTGGCGTTACGGCTTCGTCGCTTACTTCATTCGGTGCGACTCCAGTAATTGCGTCGCCTAAAATATCTTCGGCGTATTCTGCTAAGACCACGGCGTACACCTTTATTTCTGGAGACGAAGGTAATTTATTTTCAATGAATGCCGCTACTTCGGTTCAATTTAATATCCCAACGGACGCAACTTTTAATTTTGCCGTAGGAACAGAATTAAACGTATTCTGGATAACTGGCGCAGGTCAGCCAACCATCGGAGCAGTTACTCCAGGAACGACTACCGTTATTTCAACTGGCGCAACTAGCGCGACTCCAAAACTACGCGTTGCCAATAGCGGCGCAACTATTAAAAAACTAGCCGCTAACTCTTGGATAGTGTTTGGAGATTTAGCGTAATGAAAATTGGAATAATGGCAAGCCAGATAAGCGGGCATCTTGCGCCGACCGTTACTGGCGGCACACTTTACACAGGCGGCGGATATAATTACCGCGTGTTTACTTCTAGCGGCACTTTGGGCGTTAGCGGTGGAAATTTATCGTGCGATGTTTTCGTGGTGGCTGGCGGCGGTGGCGCGGGTTTTTATTATGGCTCAGGCGGTGGAGCGGGTGGTTTTTTAACTCATACTTCTCAAACTTTCAACAGTAATCAAACCGTAACTATTGGCGCTGGCGGCGCGGCAGGTATTCCAGCCGAACCGCGCAGAGGTTCAAAAGGTTCTAATTCCTCTTTAGGTTCATTAACCGTTTCCGAAGGTGGGGGTTTTGGCGGTTCAGGAAATGCAAGTCCAGCCTCTCCGAATGGTGGCAACGGCGGTTCAGGGGGCGGTTCTTCAGGTGGAACGCCTGGAACAGCGACAAGCGGTCAAGGAAATAATGGTTCTGATTTTAATTACGGCGGTGGAGCGGGTGGCGGTAAAGGTGCGGCGGCGAGTTCCACAACTGGCGGCGCAGGTTCTAGCACCGCAATTAGTGGTGGTTCAACGACAGCGGTTGGTCAATTATCTGGTGGAACTTATTATTTTGCTGGCGGCGGTGGCGGTCAAAGTGGAACAGGTGGAGTAGGCGGCGGTGGTGATGCTGGTGTATCTGGAACAGCAAATACAGGCGGTGGCGGCGGTGCAGATTATGGCGTGGGCGGTTCCGGAATAGTTGTAGTGAGGTACGCCGCGTGAGCCATTTCGCAGAAATAGATTCAGAAAATAAAGTCATTCGCGTTCTTGTCGGAGATAACAACGACCCCGCAGGTGATGAAGGTTATCAATGGTTAATAGATAATCTTGGCGGTACTTGGGTCAAAACCAGTTACAACGGGAATATCAGATTTAATTATGCTGGCATTGGATATACGTATGATGAAGTCAGAGATGCGTTTATTGCGCCTAAACCTTTTAATTCGTGGGTGTTAGATGAAGCAACTTGTCAATGGAATTCTCCTATTGCTTATCCGACAGATAGCAAAATGTATGAATGGAACGAAGAAGAATCAAACTGGGTTCTAATTGACTAGCGTAATCCCACTAGGCACAGCCGCGAAGGTTATCGAAGTCGCCGTCGCGGAAGTCGGCTATGTTGAAAAGCCAGAAAATATAACTAAGTACGGCGAATATATGAAAGCCGATGGCTTGCCGTGGTGCGGATCATTTGTTAATTGGTGCTTTAGTCAGGCTGGCGTCAAGCTTCCGTCAATGGTGGCAACAGCTATCGGAGCGCATAGATTAAAAGAAGTCGGTCGATTCTTTACTGAAAAGCCGCAAGTCGGAGACATAGCGTTTATGGATTTTCCGCACGATGGCGTGGATCGTATTTCCCACGTCGGAATCGTGGCAAGTGTCCACGCTAATTCGGTTACAACTATTGAAGGCAATACAGGTGGCGATGGTAAGGATCAACGTAATGGCGGAATGGTTTTAGTTA